TGTCTGAGACAATCGAGACAATCCCTTTGGGATAGACTTCTGTGATCATGCGCCGGAATGTTTCTATTTCTGATGTCTCCCCTCCAAAGCACATAACGGAGTGCTCTGTAGCAGGGACAGATCCCCCAATCAACTCTATGCTGGAATCAGCATTGTAATACTCTTCCAGGAAGTCTATTGCTGGAATCGTGTCTGTTCCTGTGAAACTGAGTAAGTGTGCTGCTCCAGAGACACACGAACTCTCTAAGCTAGAATGTCCCCGCATGGAGAAGTCGTGTCCTTGCCATTGTGCGAACTCTGGCATATCCGATGTCATATGTGCATATGCTTCAAAGATGGATCTGTATCGTGCAGCAATCGTTGCTGCTGTAATGGGATGCCAGAGAACATTTGACATCAATGTTTCAAGGAAGTTTGTCACCCAGAAGAAGTCTGGATGTGTGTTCTCAATCGTTAAGAAGGGAACACGCATGGGAACGGATGTTCCCTCTGGAACTGCTTTGATCCGAACTGGAAGATATCCAAGATCATGAAGTGCTTCAATATGATCCATCGAGACAGCATTAGTACCTAAGGAAGTATCAAGTCTTCGCTTATAGGATTCAATAGCTTTCAGTTTAGGAAGATGGAAGAAATGAACATCAAATTGATATTGGAGATATTCCTTCATGAAGTACTGGAGTCCAAAGAAGATAATGTGATCAATATCTTCGATCCTCGATCCCCTTGCAGTCATGTTGGAATAGACAAGAGTTGTTCCTTTGGGATACTGTCTTCGATGATCTGTCTTGTAGAAGTCCGAGAAATGAATTGGATTTATAGACCCTCTCATTTTATCCTCCCGCTACGAGTGAAGATATCATCGATCAATCCCTCAAACACATCCAGTCCCTTTGTGAAGAATCCGTGAGTGACGCACAGTGCAACACGTTTGACTGCAAACTGTGTCTTGAGGACTTTTGCAATTTCAATGAATGTCCGTCCTCCATCACAGATGTCATCTACAATCACACATGTTGATCCATAGAGACGTTGATGATCAGTAGTGTGGACACGAGTTCCTGTAATCTCTCCAGTCTTCACATTCCGTAGCTTGGAGCATTCAATCACTCCATCACACATAGCGAGTCCAGGAAGCAGCTTATAGATCTTCTTGAGTGCTCCTCCATCTGGACAGATGAGTAGATAGTTGTCGTTGTCAAAATGTGTATTTAAGAGAGGATCAAAGATCTCGTGTTGATGAATGACTGTGCAATTCTTGATTAGTGCAGGGATCACATCCGAATGAGGATCGATCACAATCACTTCAAATGCATTTAAGGAATTGATCAGATCGGCAAACACACGAAGAGAGAAGCATTCCCCGACTGATGCAACACGATCTTGACGACCAAAGGGAACATAGGGAATTTTTAATCTTCCTAGAGTCTGATGATGCTCTTTTAGTGCATTCGCAAACAGAAGAAGTTCGATGATGTCTTCATTCTTCGTAAAGACGAATTCTGCATCCACGATAGTATCAAAGGGAGGAAGCAATTGAACGTGCATTTCCCCTGCTGGAAAATTGAACTTCTTATGCTCTTGGGAAGAGATGATCATTTTTACTCCCCTGTCACTTGAGTATAGAGACTCTGAAATTGCTCCTCTGTTGCAACTACTTCCTTGAAGTTCTGCTTGTGGAATGTCTTGATCAATTTGGCAACGAGCTTCGGAGGAAGTTGGAACTCCTCCACGATCTTCTTAGTCGTTTCCTTGACATACTCTTTCTCTGTCTCGACGCGAGTCATTGATCCTGAGACCTGCTTGAGGATTCCGAGGAGTCGATTCCGCTCCTCTGAGGATGAGATCACAATCGATGCTGCTTCACTCATAATGAACTCCTTATGAATAAAAGATATGTTGTCCGATCTTCGTTAATTTCCTCTTTGTTCCCGACCAGTACGGACGTACATAGTCAGCATGGAAATATAACGCATGATCTAATTTACGTACTATATCACGGTGGTAGTAATTTTGCAAGACTCTCTGGGCAATTATTTTGGATTCTTTCCAGACAGCAGGATCAGGATTTCTCCTGTGTTCACAAGCAAAAGAGAACTGACAGACTCCTCGATAGGATTGAAACACTACTCGACAAACTGTCTTGGGATAGTAGGGACTCCGAACTCGATTTACCACGACCGTTGCAACAGCTTCTTTTCCCAATTGAGATTGATTCCCAGCTTCATAATAAACGGCCTGTGTCATGCATCTCAGATCTTTCTGAGAATAATTAATTGGAGTCACGAATGCACGATGAATATAGTGCTGAACTTCCTTGGGATCAGAAATTCCTGTCCATGACAATAGGACGAATAGAGTAAGCAGTAATACTTTCATAGAGTCCTCCTTAAACTCTAGGATACAAGGAAACGGGTATTTGTCAAGCAAGAGAAGAATATCGAGCGTAGTACTTGTCAATCAGTGGTTGAACTTGCGGGATATATGGATGAATCGGTTTTTTAACGATCTGGGGATGTTGTTCTCCTTCAACAGCAATAATGACAACGAATTGCTCAATAGCAACTCCTGTCCGTTCCTTGAACATCAGCGCATACATTGTGCATTGTAAAAAATAATGTAGGAGATGGGATTCTTGTTTGAACTTCCGAGATGTCTTATAATCGATGATCGAGGGAGTGAGATCCCACAATACTGCTCCGTCCGTCTTCCCTGCTGCTTTGAGTGTAGACGAATAGAGAGCTTGCTCCACACAATACACATCAGAGATGTATTTATTCAAATAGGGCAGGAGTTGCAGGAAGAGTTCCTTTGTACTGGGCATCAAACTGATCATCTGGAGACGTGACAGCTTATTGAGGAGATACTGTTCACATGCCCAGTGAACGTCTGTTCCCCTTCGTGCTGCAACTGCTCCGATCTTGTTTGCTTCTTCCTCTCCTACGTTCTTCTTCCACTCTGCAATCGCATCTTCGTTCAGAAGAGACGTGATCGTAGAGACAGAGGGAAATGCGCCTTCTGGAGTGCTATAGAGTCTTCCCTGTGCTGTTGCTGTTGCTTCACACAGATAGTCCAATCCCGACGGTTTCTTGTGTTCGAACTGTTTTACTTCGATCATTCTGTTCCTTATAATAAGCAATTTCCTCTTCGAGGAATTCACGGACTAGAGGACCCCGTTGGATGTCCTCGATACTGAATTCGAAGGAGGCAAAGGAGTGCATCCGATGCACGATGTTCAGGAAGTGTTTGACTCCTCCCCGTTCGTACTCTCGGAGATCCGACTGAGAAGTGTCTCCACAGTAGAGCAGACGACAGTTGTCTCCAATACGAGTGATAGTCGTAGAAAGTTCATGGTAGCTTAAATTCTGGATTTCGTCAACTAAAATGATGGCATTGTGAAATGTCTGCCCACGTAGATGTGACGTTGTTTGGAATTCAAGCTTCTTGATGGACTTGAGATAATCGTAGTCCTGCTTGTGATCAAAGAGTTCTGCGGCAATATCACGATAGGGAGTTTCGTAGATCTCGATCTTCTCCTTGAGATTTCCAGGGAGATATCCGATCTCACGAGTTGGAACAACAGAGCGGATGATGATGACTTTCTCGAACTTTGAGTCCTGTGCCAGGAGTGCTTCTAATGCCATATAGAGGGAGATGAACGTTTTTCCTGTTCCTGCAACTCCATGAAGACAGAGATTCCATCCTTGTTGGAAGGATTTAAATACCTCGTTTTGTCGGATTGTTTTGGGACGAATGCGTTTGAGGGTTGGAAAAGAGCATACCTGTACAATCTTCTCTTTTTTCTTTGCCACAGAGAACTCCTTGTTTAGATTTCACGTGGAGCATGTGATCGAATCTCTTTCTTAGATCCGTTGCGACGATGGATTGGTTCGAGGACATACTTGATGAAATCAGATGGGACTTTTTGGACTCCAAGATGGAATGGATCTCCGATCCTGGACTGTAGGAATGCTACCTCGAATTGTGGATTCTCCGTGAGGAAGATTTCGAGTGCAGCTATCGTCATAAACTTCTCTGTCACTTCTCCAGTCTCTTTATTCCGAATATCATAATTTGGCATGTGTGGATCACTCCCTTCCACACTATTTAGACAACAAAAAACCCCTGAGTCAGAAATGGAGAAAAGGACTCAGGGGTTCTATGTCTAGAGTCTATCTAGCGGTATTCTGGCTAGCCCTTGTCGCTCTAGAGTTTTGTTATATAGAATGGAGTGTTTGTTTAGTACGTCATGATGACTCTCCTTTCTCAAGAAGTTTCATGATGATAGTCACGAAACATCACTCTTTCATTCAGATGCTATGATACCACAGTCTCAGAATTTGTCAAGCGTTTTGTTTTCAATTTCTTTAATTCAGGAATCAGTTCTTCGAGATCATTAAGAATCCAAGACTCTGACCAGATCTTATATGTTTTTTCAAATTCTTCTTTAGTGATCGAGTTGGGATTGCTCTCTCCGATCCGAGGAAAGATCGAGGGACCGTTCTTTGCTCTCCGATAGAGTTCTAGTGCTTTCTGTTTTCGCGTCCCAATGACTTTAGGCATTTCCCGAGGGTCCTCCTATGACAACAATCATTTCCTCTCGAACTTCTTCCTTGTTGCGGAATCCAAATCGCTTCGATCCAACCTCCACGACCTTCCCACAGTTGACACATCGTTGAAAGAAGACTTGCTCATAAAACTCCTGTGCCGTCTCTGGAAACATCAACCCCGAACACTTAGGACATTTCATCGCAGTCTCCTTTCAGTGAATTCCCAAGAGGACAGAGAGTAAAACAGGATGTTCATTCTCGACACAACAATCTGCGAGTGCTGCATCATAGGACTGATACATCCTGGCGAATTGAAGTGATCGAGTGTACGAAGATCCAGTTGGAGATTTCCGCATGTCTGCAACGTACGCTCCATCATTTCGAACATTCACATATGTCATGGGAATCACTATACCCCTTTCCGGTATTGGTGTCAACTGTTTTAGAGCAGTCCCTTTTTCTTCAGTTCTGCTTTCAGTTCCATGATCAGATTTGTATAGATTCGATCAATCGATTTCCCTGCTTTCATGTCGGCAACAGTCTTTAGAATGTCTTCCTCCGACTTTCCCATCCTGTCCATCTCGATCACAACATGTCGCATAGCTTTCTGTTTCGCATTGAGTCCTTTGACTGTCTTTGCGACAGTGACTAACAGAACTCTCCCCGATCTGGATCTGATTGTTCGGCTAACTATTGGATTGCTCATGCTGCTTTGTCCTCCTTGATTAAGCATGCACCCATCACAAGATTGAGCATCTTCTTTCTGTCTTCCCCATACACTCCACACTCTTCGATCCCAAAGAACTCTTTGAACACGTCCAGTAAGACGTTCTCTGCTTCCACTAAGAAGTTCTCTGCTATCAGAGCAGGACAGTGACTCTCTGGACCCTTGAATCCATGTTTCCGATGTTCAGCAGCAATGTCCTTATAGAAGTTCTTGACATCTTCAGAATCCAGATCCGTCAAGTAGAGATCCTTGGGAGATTTCACAAACTCTCCATACTCTTCTCGTATGTTTGAGAAGGACACTGGAAACTTATACTTCTTGAAGATGGGAAGAGTGTACTTGTCCACTTGTTCTCTCATAACTTCTGCATACGCTCGTGCTTTACAGACTGCAAGAGCGAGTTCCCGATTCGCCTTACAGAGTTTCTTGAAGTCTTCCAAATTGAAGTCGCTCATGCTGCTTCCTCCTCTTCTAAGACAACTTCCACGTTTCCAAGAGCAGTGAATTTTCGTCCTTCAGGAGTCTCGATCCCGACAGAGTGTCCGAACTTTGTTACTCCAGTCCAGAAGCAGAGTCCGACTGTTCCGATGGGAAGTTTCCGTCCGCGAACAACTTTGACAGTCTTTCCCTTGCGAACTGTCTTCTTCTCGATCTCCGCTTTCCGAATCCGTTCTTTCTCTCGTAACGTTTCCAGATACTTTGCGTATGCTGCAATCACTTCAGGAGTCGCATCAACTTTTGCTCCGTTGGGATAGCTCCATCCGCGAGTTGAAGCGTACTCAATTCTTTCTGGAGCGTTCTTTTCCCAATTCCAGACGATTGCATAGAAGTCCGAGTCATCATATCCATTGTATTCTCCCAAGTCCAAGACGAGTCCTTTGTGAGTCGTCTTCATGTACAAGGGATCGAAGTGATGACATCCGAACACTTTGTTGTCTGGATCATGGGGAAGACACTTATCCCCGATTGGTTCCATCTGACTCCCGCTGTAGTGAGGACAGTTGTATCCGTGAGAAACACGAGTGATTTCATGTCCATGAAAATCTGTCACAACTTCTATATCTGTTGGATTCTTGAGATATTCACTTTTGTCCGTCATCATCCGAATTGCCATCATTTCCTCCTATCGAAGATAGTTCCAACGTTTGCTGTGAAGAAACTCTGGATCGATTGTGAAGACGTTCCCAAGATTTTTCTTTCGATCAATCACTCCGTATCCCTTGATGTTGAAGATGTCTCCAGTTTCCTTGTCGATCATCCACACTCCGCTTCCGTTCCCATATCCCACAGGACAGAGATCGATGTTGACGTACTTGTTTTTGTCCTTGAACATGAACACTTCTTTAGTCACGTTCCCTGCTTCCACTCTCTTCCGTTCCTGTATCTCATTCAGAACAGGAATCAGTTCGAAGAGTCTTTTTGCCAAGGATTCTTTCATCGCTTTCCTCCCTCGTTTGTTTTCTCAATCATCACGAGATCAGAATAGCTAAATGGGTAGAACAAGTCAAGAGAAATGATTATGTGTAAGTTGTTGATTTTATAGAGGAATCCCCTCTATATCAAAGAAATATAGAGGGGATTGGTAGGATTGCGGTATTAAAATGACTCTGGATTCTCTTCGTATCGATCATAAATCATGGAAGGGGGAGCTTCATTTGGATCAGCGATTTCTTCCTGATTCAATGTCTCAACTTCCTTGGGAGGAGCAGCAGCGACTAACACAACTTCTTGGGAGACTCGTTTCGGTTTGCGTGTTGCAAACTCTTCCAATCGATCCCCAACATATGCTTTCATCTCATCAACGTTTGTGAGTTGAAGAGTGTTCAGCTTCCGTCCGACTTTCGTCTTCTTGATCTTTGCTCCGAGCTTGCTCAGATTCCAAAGATATGTGGACAAACGATAGACTTGAATCTGTCTGTCTAACGTGTTTGTCACTTCTTCCAGCGTGACTTCTTCCCCCGACAAGAGAATCGTCAACAGCTTCTCTGCTTGACTATTTTTCTTGTTCCTTCCCCGCTTACGTTCCTTCACTTTTGTTCCCATACAACCTCCTGTTACTTTTGTTCGCTCTCCGTTCTGTTCTGTTGCGAGGAGGAGAGATCCCTCTACAGCTTCCAGGACTATCAAACACGTCCAACTCTTCCAACTCTGGAACAGGAGGAAAAGGATCAGTCACAGTGATGACTGGATATTGGGAATTTGCTAACAGCTTCTCAGTGAGAATCTGAAGCATTGCAGAATGATCATCCACTATCAGAATCTTTTTAGTCATTGAAGACTGTCAGAACTCCCTTTGTTACTTTGTCTACATACTTCACTGCAACTAGCTCCCCATGTTCAAACTCCTCTTTGAAATACTCGAACTCATGATCATCTGTCGTCCTGAAGATTTTGGGAAATCGTCCAACTTCAAATCCCAGAGTTGAAGCTTCAGTGACCATTCCATTGTCCAGTTGAAGAATGCGAGGATCTTTTGACTCTACCATTTTTCCTCCCCTTCTGGTTGATTGATATAGAGTACGAGTTTGACAATCAAATCCTCCATGTCTTCATGGAGCTTTGTGATTTTCGAGTTCAGGGGTTCTGTAAGTTTTCCTCGTAATCGACGGAGTTCCATGCTTGCTAGATCCAGCTTTACAAGATCAATTTGTTTCAACATTACTCTCCTATTGTCAGATCACTCCCTCCTCTGAGGAGCTTGATCCAAATGAACATCCAGACGATTACATAGACGACAAATCCAATAAGGATAATGCTCCACGACACCCCCAGGCCAACTAGGGGAATCGGGAATAGTGATCCAACGACAATAGGATTGAGCACTGCTACAATCCATTGGAAGAAATTATGCATCTTCCCACTATATAACATGTCGGTAGTTTTGTCAATCCATATTCTACCCCTTTACATATATTTTTCGAAGTGTTTGTCCGAGCAATTCATAAATCTGTCTTCTGCTTCCTTCATGCATTGTTCAGCTTCCTCTACTGTCATCTTTACAAGATCATGGGGATCGATGGAAACGTTCGAGACATGATATTCAATCTTGGGAATTCCCCTCCGTCCATCTGCATCCGCTCCATAGTTCATGTCTGTTTCAACTAGGACAGATATCCAGACAAGTGCAGAACGTCCAGTTGCATATCCCTCTGCATCGAGGATATCCACTTCCATTGTCGTATCGTAAATCTTGTTCCCAGAGATCATCGGACTCCTTGCTTGACAATACTTCCGTCCGTGAACATGACCGCATTCATCACAAGCGTCTTCTGGAGTGCTCATCGTAACCACACACAATGATAGAGAGGATTTTGATAGAATCGAGCATCCACGGATGCATAGTAGATCCCTGTTGCTCGATCAAGTCCAATACTCCAGATCCATGCTTCCTTCTTAATGTCTGCATAGTCCCGATCTTCAATGAATGTATTCAGTTTGTAGACTCCTGGTTCGAGTTCTGGAAAGACAGAAACATCGATCAATTCTCCACGATCAAGAAGACGTTTCATTGCGAGATTGAGCATTCCTTCCTCCTATTTGAGTCCAGCTAAGTCTTCCGCATAATATCGGACATGATATCCGAGTCCGTCTGCTGTCAACTTTTCAAGATCCGCTTTTGCTTTCTTGATAGCGTCAACAGCTTTCGCAATCTTAGCGAAGTTCTCATCATTGTTCAAGAGTTCTTCATACTCCTTGACTCTCTCACGTGCTGCTGATCCATGACGTGCATCGAGATTCTGATCGAATTGTTCTGGATCAACAACATATCCGTTGCTCTCGTGAGTGATATCCATTTCGATCCGTTTCCCGTAATCGTATCCCATCACTCCCCACACTTTGATTCCGATCCGTCTGTATCCTTCCTTGTTGTAGTACACAACAGGAGAATCATTGGGAAATGCTTCCTTCAATTTCTCTTCAACTTGAGTAGCAATGCGCTTGTTGAGTTGTTTTCCCTTCCATTTGTCCTTGAGAATTCCGAGAACAACATCATGAACAGCAAGACGTTGTGCGTCCGCTTCCATGTCTGTCTTGACTTTTTCCCGTAACAACTCAACTGTGCTCTTCATTGCTTCCTCCTTGTTTTTAGCTTGTCTTGAGTATGCAGTAAATCGGCAAACTTGTCAAGTCAATTATACCGACATCCGATCATATTCTTCCTGAGTCTCCACTCGATCATGAACAGGAATCGGATAGGGAGAGATTGCCGACACTCTGGAATCAGAGGAAGCAACATAGTTCCCTCCGAACATGATAATCTTTCCAGATCCCACGAGATCCGCAGGAACAGCATGAACGTAGGGTCGTCCTCCAATCGTGCGACGGACAAGAACGAGTGCGGGACAATCAGGAGTCGCTTCGAAGATTTCATCGATCATGGGATCAACAAGAGTCAATCTCTTGAAGCGACTTGTGACTCCCCTGTTTGAACAATCCGATCCATCTGCATCCCGATAGACAGAGACAGTTAATCCTTTCATGCTCCCTCCTTTTTAATGATCTCTCGAACAGTGAACATCCCCGACACTCCCGCATAGATCAACATCCATTCGACGTAGTTCAGAAGAGTGTATCGAGGAATGCTTGGATGTGGTTTTGATTTCAGTGATTCAACGATCTTGGGATTATTTGCTAAGATCTCTTCGATTTCCCTCTTCACTTCGTTCCGTCTGTCCAGTTCCTTCTGTCGTTTCTCCTGTGCTTTCTTCTGTCTCTTTTCCTTCTCTAACTGAGAGATAATCTTCCGAAGTCCCTTGTCCCCTGATTTCTCGATACAGTCACATCCCACTTTGAACTCTTTTCCATCTGCACTCCGAAGCATGAAAGCATACATGATTCCCGTTCCGCAGTAGTCACAACACGTTCCCGGTTGAGTTGGAGCTTCGGGAGCAGCTTTGAATTTGAATTCCCGAACTCCCAAGAATGCATAGGGAGCTTTTCCAAGTTTCGCAGCTTCAAAACAGTGGATCGTGTTCCCTGGAGTCAGATCAGGACGTGATATCGATTTCATGCTGTTCTCCTCAGTTCTGGATTATCAGGAAACGTTGGATTTGATGTACATCCCCTAACTCTCGAATCGAGTCTTCCATCCTTCTTGACTCGAAAGTAGGAATTTTCTAACCATTCCTGATCACTCTCGAATTGAACTGGATAGGGAAGATTATCCTTCCAAATCTTGTTTGCCCAGTTTGGTTTGTGATCTTTTGTGAAACGATGAACGTATGCTCGTAACACATAGTTTTTGTCGTCTGGATGAAGATCCGATCCCTTCTTTGTCATATAATCTCCTTTCGTCATCATGATTAGAGAATATATAAATGGGCAGGATTTGTCAAGCGAGAACTATAAAACGAGGAGTATCTA